ATTGATTCAGATGCTCCAACAGCTGCTATATTATTAACGCTCTGGAATGTATTGTTACTTTGAGCAGGTATTCCTATTGATACTCCAATTCCATTATCTCTAATTTGTGAATTCCCCAAACTATCGACCCCTGTTATTTTTGGGATGTAGTTTTTAGTTCCTGAATAGATTTTTGCAAAACCAGCACCAACTACCCTTAATGGGTTCGAAGTAGTTCCGTTGCCTGTTAGTGTGGTGTCTGTTGTAACGGTTGATAAGTAGCTACCTCCGATAATTGCCTGTTGGTTTATTTTGTTGCCTATCAACTTTTCGACTGATACGATTTTCCAATTATTAGCGGTGTATTGAATGATTATTTTTGCAAAAAAAACCAATTCAGGTGTTAAGCTTGTTAACTTACCTAGGCTTACCGAGCTAGCAGATTGCGCCTGTATAGTGGAAAGAGTAGAGCTATTCGATTGCGGTTGAACAAATAAGTATCGGTATGGCTGTGATTGAGCATCGGAAGCAACAGGTATTCCAACTACCCATGCAGCTGAATAGCTATTATTAGCCATTAACGTTTGCTGCCAATTGCCCCCATTTAGTTGATTCCAATAGGGTTGATTTGTAGATAGAGAAACTATATCTGCAGATGAAGTTGTGAATTTTGCCGAATCAATTGAAGTTAGATAGAATCTAGTGTAAGTCTCAGAACTTAATGCGGGCATTACCGTGCCATTGTCTTCGTCCATAACCGTGGTTTGCGAAATTAATGGTCTTCGGTTGGCTGCGGTTGTTGAATTTACCACGTAGTCTGATAAGTCACCCCCGGCACTAACGTAAGTACCTATTGTTTCATGCAGCTCCTTGTGAGTTTGGTATTGCATCAATCCATGGGTCTCTTTTATTGCAAAGAAATTGTAATTAACGAAAGCGATTTGCACCATATCGAAAGTCCAAGGCGATTGAGACCAAATAAAATTGCTACCATTATAATACAAATACCAAATGCCAGCCGTCGCCGTATGAGCAGCAGAAGTCCAACCAGTAACCAGTGCGCTAATTGTGTCGCCTCTCCAAAAAGCGGTCGTGTTGCCTGTCAATGTTACCGTTCGATTTGTAGAGTTGTAGTTTACAATCACACTTTCAGGATACTCAAAGCCTGTAGGTTCGTGAGTGATTTCATGAATAGACAAAGGGTTGTAATTGAAATCAAAGTATCCTGAATCTTCATCCCAAATTAGGGTTTGCCCTGTAGTAGTTAATTTTGGAGTCGAGTCATTTACATCACTCAAATCTACCAACTTTTTTTCTTTTATTTTGCGTCCAAAAATCTCATTATTACGAGCCACATCTTTCCATTTTGAAAGGTCGTCGAGAACGGAAATATCAACACCTCCAATGCTTTCAAAAAGCGAATCGGCATCAACAACGCTCTGATACACCCTGCCAATTTTATTTGATTGAGGTGCTAAATTGATATGCTCCAAATCAACAACCGTAATTGTGGTTGCATCGCTGTCAATGATCTTAAAACAGCGAGCCACAAAGTCGATGAAATAGTTTCCTATTTCTCTTGTGATTGCGCCTGCATCGTTATAATCGGTCGGTTCGGCATCGAAAATAAAAGTATCAATTCCAACTGTCTGAACGTTTAACACGTCGGTTTTCCAGTCTATAATTCTATAGTCCTGAGCATTCGCCAAAAATGGAAAAACGATCACTAATATTAGTATCAGCTTTTTCATTATTCGAAGTTTAGGTAAATGACTATATCTTTTGAAATTGTGGCTAACGAATATACTTTTAAGGCATTGGAACTTAAACAAGTAATACCATTGTAAGCCGCCGTGTTAAACAATTGTTGCCTTTCCGTTCCTGTAGTTTTCGCAAAAACGGTAACATTTGAAGCCCATCGAACTAAATTATGAGTAACAACTAAGTTTAACCCATCAGCCGTGAGTGTCCAACCGCTCGGGTAATCAACTCCTGAAACTGCTAAAGCTATTCGCCCGGCTACTGTTGTTGAGTAAGGAAGGGTAATTGAATAGATAGGCTTTGCGGCGGCTGTGGTTAATAGTTTGTATTGTTCGAGCGTCAAAAGAGTGTCTCCCTGTGTTACTTTTTTATCGCCTACGATTGTGTCAAGATTTCGAAGTTTACTTTTAATGTCGGCACTGTCGGCTGCATAAATCGAATCTTTTTCTGTTATAACAAGAAGCGAGTCGTCTAAATAGTCAACTAGGCTATTAAACTTGGCTTTCACCTCATTCCAATCTTCTGCCGTGCTTTGCTTTGTTCTATCAACAATTGGGCGCAAATTAACTTTATTTTCGTATGTTATCTTTTCAATGGTTTGCCCGTAGCTAACAAGACAAAACATCACTAATCCGATTAATATTAAAACTTTTTTCATACTTTTCTATTTTTACCTCATTAATTTTTCTTCAATTATTGCAAAATCAAAATCTATTTGATCAATAGAACTTTCGGGCAATACCATCCCCCCAATCAATATTGAAACTCCTTTGTATTTGCCTTTTTTATAGCCAGAAGGAATATCCTGTCTAACATCATTTGGGAACGATTTAGTCGATCCGTCAGATATTGCAACCAATGGAATATTTATTTTTTGCTTATTAAAATCTTGTTTTCCCCACATTCCAAATGAAAAATAACCATCGGAAAGCAGCGTATCTCTAAACAATTCACACCTGACAAACGACCTGTTGATTTTTTTGTATCGATCCGTATTTTCAGCTTTTTGGTTCTCATTAAATTTTATCGGGCGAGTCAACATGTGAACAAAAACCTCTGAATCCATATCTTCACCACTCAACAACATTAAATATGGTTGAGCTACGTTATTATCTACAACCATATACCAACTGTAAATATCGATATCATTTAAAGAGAATGTCTCAAAAAAGGGTATTGCTTCAGAAAATACAATAGAACTCATCCCCCAACACTTGTTTGTGAAATCAAAAATTAAAGAGAACTGTTCATTTGGGTTACTACACCAAATTGTATTCCTTCTACTATCATAGCTAAGTATTGCCCCTTTTAAGTAAGTGACAATATCGTTTATGAAATAATAATCAGAAAGTCCACCAAAATACAAACTTGTCAGTAAGTCGTAATTAGGGAAAATATCATCAAATACTGGCATTCCAGCATCTCCTTGCCCTAAGAAATAATCATACGACAAACTTATAGGTTTATTATTTCCACTCAAAACCATCAATCCCTTATCTGAAATGAAAAACAACATATCATCCACTTGTAAAACCTCAGATGAAATGTACGGGATCCTTGATATTCGAGTAATAGACGAAACAAAATTATTTCCTGTGGGATCTGTATTTATAGACCAAACACCATCGGTGGTTCCAACAATGAGCATCGACAAAACATTTGCGGACTGAGGATCAACATTGTTTGCCCCCACCTTCACCACCCGACCATCACCAACTCTATAAGAGTTTATCGCAGGCCACACACTAAACTCTCCAATAGCTGAAAATTGAATTGCATTTTCAGAAGAGTAATACTTAGAAATGATAAAATCTTCCCAACGTTCAGTATCTTCGTTAACTGATTTAATGTAGCCTATTTCTCCGCAATAATTAGACACGAAAACTGCATTGTCCCCATCTTTGCTAAAAGACAAAGTTGAAATGCCAATATTACAATTAAAAACACACGACATATTGTGAGACTTATTCTTTCTGCAAGAGAAATTTCTCAAAGGATAATCAACCCCTTCTAAAAAAGATCCATTCTCCCCGATTGGCGTTGTAAACCCTATTGTCGAAGCTTGAATGTGGGGATAAGAAAGCAGCCCTCTAAAGAAATAATAAAAATAAACAACCCCTCCTATTGTTATTGACTGGACTGTGGGGATATAACTATTAGCAACCGATATGAAATTTGATAAATTACCATCTTCTGAGTTTATTTTAAATGAGGTGTAAATTTCACCGCCATCTAAACCTAGAGATCTAATATTGCCATTCCCCGCAACCATTATAGGCCGCTCGATCAATAATCTTCCATTTAAAGATGTTATGCACCCAAATCTTTTATGGTAACTAAAATTATCAACAGGCATTACCGATCCTGCCGCAATTGTAGAAATATCAACACTTGAATATTCAACATCAGCCGAATTTGATGCATATTTAAAGGAAATATCTGGGTTTAAGTTTCCTACAGATAAAACCAATTGTTCTGTTGTTGGTTTTTCTATTGTCTTAACCAAATAAAATGGCTCTTCTGATTTTTTTTGAAACTCTCCCTTAAGCTTCTCTTTGTCTACCAAATAAATTGTTTTGAAATTTGGCATATTATCCGAAATGGCCTCTATTGGTATTTCAGAAATATAATACGGAATAGAACTATAAATATTTATGGCTGAGATTTCACTCTTAAACAACTCATCGTCTGTGAATTGGTAATTCATGTTAATTACCGAATGAATATTCTTTACGATCAAATCATTTTCTGTCACATTAGCCGAGGTGTTAACCCCAAACAAGTAGTTAAAATAAATAGGAGAATGCAAAACTTCCTCCCCAGTTTTTAATACTAAAGTAAATCTAGTTAAAATAAACCCACATTGAGTAAGAATATTCCACGTATTTTTTGGGAGTGTAAGTTTAATGTTTTGCTGCATTGGGTAAAATGGAATCAGCGTCTTCCATGCATACATGTCTTTTGATTCATACTTCCCAGAAGAATTATTATATTGATATCTGACGTAATATCGCTCAGAGTCATCAATACCGCTGCCCATAAAATAAATAAGGCCATTTAGCACCGTCCAACTCATACCCGGAGTTCGGGATACTCCAAGATATTCAGGTGTTGTTTTTTCTGTGTATTCTCCATCAATAATGGTTCCATACCAAACCAATTCCCCGTCAATAGTATCTTCGCCCCCACCTAGATATGCAGATAAATCTTCCGCCAAAAAACCCGTCAATGTTCGAGTGAATCCAAGAACATTTATTTGATTTTCGTCTCCTACTTTATGGAATATCGTTTTCCCATAAAGAGTTGTGTTTATTGTAGTCAAAACCCGATTAGGGATTGGCTTATAGGAACCATCTCTTTTTTGGAGATTAATACTTTCTAATAAATAAGAATCAGGAACCTCATGGTCATTCATTCTTATATTTATCCCTTCTGGTTTTACTGAATACATGTTAAGATCCTGTTAAGTTTGCATACCAAGGCATTTGTTGTTGTTCTGATTGTGCTTCTGGATTTTGAGGTTGCTGAGTAGATTGCATCTCTGGAGGCGGCTGTGCCGCTCCTTGTGTCCGCTTCATTTCATCCAATTTCTGTTTTGCTTGTATCATGACAGGATTACTCGAAACTTCAAAGAACACATCTAACGGTATTAACTGGCCTTCAACAAGCCTCAATAACTCTTCCTCTAGCTGCATTTTATACATCGGAGAATTGGTGCCTTTACTTTGCTGAATGATAAATGAAAATCGTTTTAATTCATTTGGGTCAACTTCTATTCCTGTTACTTTTTTGTAATCCTCCTTTGTGTATCCCTCTAAAATCATTCTTAAGATCTTAGTGTCCCTATCAACAAGAAAAGCAAATTGCTCTTCCATCATACCCGAGATATTAAGCCCTGCATTTTGAGTTTCCATTGCATATCCAGAAGCCGTCTTTGAAACGTTTCCACCGCCCCGACCTTGCGCCGCTCCATAGTTACCAGAAATCTCATCAAACAATCCTGAATACAACTGAATCATTTGTTGAACATTCTGACTTATATTTGAAGAGTTTGCATACATCTGGAATGGCATGTTTTTCTCATATCCTTCGCGTACTTTGTAGATAACAGCACCATCAGCACGTTTTACTTCCTGAATATACTCGTTTGGTGAAAATTCGTCCGGTATCGCTGTATCTGGAACAAAAATAATCCCCTTTGCAGCGTTTTCATTAATTGCATCGGCTTGTCTTATCTGTCGATCCATACCCAACTGAGCATTAATAACCTCCTCTACAATACCCCAACATTCACCATTAATATCAGGAGGAGTTAAAACGTAGGGATGCTGAGCATTTTTCAAAGGGCTTTCACGGACATCTAAAACAGTTCCCCAAGGAGTATAATAAATAGCATACCATCGTTTTACAAAACTTGTTTGAAATTGAATTAAATAAGATTCAGGATCCACCCCCTCACCCATCGACGCTCTACTTAAATTTTCCGCATCAATCTCTTTTTTTATCTTTTCAGGATCAATCCATTTATGGCACCGTCTTGTCCCTGGTTCTTCATCTAATGGATCAATTGTTGTTGCTTCAAAATCACTTATTTCAACCCATGTTTCAATATATCTGTAAGCAGAATTATTAACCCCCTGATGATTAAACGTAACATTTCGAACCTGAGCACCATCATTATTTTGAGAGGAATAAGCAGACATCATAAAGTCGCTACCCTGATATTTCATGTAGGCTTTTTTTATCTCCATGCCTTTGTCGTAGTCTCCATTTGAAAAATTAGCCACAATGTCACTTATTGTAGTGTTGTGAATTTCACAAATAACATGGAGATTGTCTAAATCATAATCAACAATGCCCGGATTTGTAAAAACAAAAGCCCTTGTCACGTTTCTAATCTTAACATCAGGCTTTTCATTTTCTTCCATATAACCCCAAACACACTTCATGATGGGAGAACCCGAAAGGGTTTTTTCCTTAAAACTTAAAGCATCTTTTGATTTTGCCTTATTTCGATCTTTTACTCGATCCACACACTTAGAAAGCACACTAGCCAACTCTGCGCCTTTATCATCTTTTGAATCACAAACAACAACGTTTCCTGTATTAATAGCCCTGAACTGACCCTCTAAACTTCGAACTAGCTTAGAAATCACATTATAGGTCAATGGGGGCATATTCCTTCGCTGATTATATACTAGTTGCGTAACATACCGCTTTAATTCAGTATCCCAAACAAGCTCATTAAAATGCCTTCCTCGTAAAAACTCAATATTACGCTGTCTTCGATCTCTTAGTCCTTGATCAGCGTAAAAAAAGTTTTGCAATGTCTGATAAAAAAGCATTGGAGACAAACCCATTGTTTGAAAAACGTAATACTCTAAAAATGAAGATGGGTTTATTGGTGCCGTCATTGCCCGATGAGGCATTTCTATCCCAAGTCGTTCTCGCCTTCTTATCGCATCCCGAATGTCTTTTTCGCTACCTATTTTTCGAATATTAGCCATAATTAAGCGTTGTTTTTATTGCTGGTAATTCCTTTTGTGTTCTTCGCCCAATAAGCAACATATTGCCTGTTTAGCGCGTATTGTTTTGCATACTCTATTTTATTAATAGGATGCCCTATCGTTTTGTAAAATTCAAGTAAAACATAGTCTCGCAAAGCTTCTTTTAAATATCGATTAACATTTCTCACAATATTGGTATCAACAACAATATCTACCTTTGTCATATTCGTAAAATTATGTTCCATTCCTTCAATTCTGGTATCCATGTTTTGCCATCGATAAATAATTTTGCCAGGGTTTGTAACAGTATCGTATTCGTATGATTCAATAGTGTCATCGTTTTCATCTTTAAAGTGAGGCATTAATCTTTGAAGCGGTTGAAATACGGGCAAAATATCGCCCGCACCCAACTCTAGGAAATCTCCAAATATTCGTGAACCCTCACCATGAAGTTCGATCATTTTTTTTTGTTCTGAAGTCATTCTTGCAAAAAAAGGATCGGTCATCGCAGATAATGAAGTTTTTCTTGCTACAAATTTAACAATGTCAGACATTAAAACAGAAGCTTCAAAGATGGGTATCCCATCAGGATATAGATAGTCTATACCCGTCGTACTATCTATTACCAGTGCCATAATTAATCGTGTAATTTATACAGGTCGCTGCTTAAATTATCAATCAACTCCAATGCTTTTTGCAGTAACTCTGTTTCTTTTTTTACATTGCCATCGGTCCGATACAAAGAAACAAGAACATAATAAACAATTGCATCCTTGGTATTATCCGATAGCCTTTTTGTTATTGCCGCAGTATGATTTGCCGACAATGGAGTGCTATTTTCAGCAAAACGGTAAACAATATTGCCTGAATTGGTTAAATTATACTCAAAACCTGCGGCCGTTACGTCACCCTGCCTGTTTAAGTAAGCCTTTTGCACTTCTTTTGCAGCCTCTCTTGTGAAGTCCGAGGTAATTCTATCGCCTTCCCCATGAAGCTGTGAAAGTTGTTTCTTTTCGGTAGACATATTTGCATAATAAGGGTCGGTTTCTGTTGCGATAGACGAACGTCTGGCGACCTCTTTATATATGTCCGCAATTGGTACTGTGATTACAATATCTGCCATGATTAATTATTTTTTAGTCGTGTAATTTATAAAGGCAATGGTCAATATTGTCTGTTAGTTTTTGATATCTACTAGACAAATGGTCAACCATGTCTTGATTTTTTTTGATTTTAAACCACATGCAAGTAATGAATGTGTAAATAGCATTTTTTACATCTTCATTTAAAGTTTCTTTTAAAGAAGATGCTTGAGGCAACAATGGTGTCGCTTCATTTATCCGATACGTAACTGTTGTTGCTGTTTTTTCAAACGGAGTGCCTATTACATCACCTTGTCTGTTTGAAAAAACCTTTAACACCTCCCTACAAGCTTCATCCACAAAATTAATAAACGCATCTTCTTGATCTGTTCCAAATTCTGTAGATTCAATCATAGGAACCCCACTTGCTACATTAGTCATACCAACCAAAGTTGTTCGTAACCATGTAGTATAAGAAATTGAACTTAAATTTATTGCAACTGTTACGTCTGCCATGTCTTAGTCTTGTATTAAAGCTAGTCCGATTCTTCCTTGTTTTCCTGAATGTTTTTCATCGCATTCTTCCGCAAATTTATTTGAGTCAGACCACTCTTTTTCAGTTACAATATGAGGGCAAGAAGAATCTTCGCCAACCATTAAGTAACTTCCTTCAGGTACGGTCATTGTCAATTCTCGATTATCATAGTCTGTATATGTAATCTGGACTTCTTCTTCGATCTTAACCGCATAACCATCAAACTTTTTTTTGTATGGTTTGCCTTTATCGGCAAGGATTTGCATTAATTGCTTATCCCTGCCGTTATCCATTTTTTCAATGTTTTCCTTATTAATCATGAGAATCAATTATTATGAGCCAGGATACACATTAATATAATAAGCAACACCCTCTATGAGGATTTTGATTTTTTTAGCTGTTCCACCAGTTTCGGCACCAGTTGTTACATAGTTTAATGCAGCACCACCCGCAGTGTTAAGATGAATAAGAGACTCGGCCTGACCAGAAGCGTACATTACTTGATCAAGAGAAGTAGTGCCATTATTTGACATGTAAACTAATTCATGATTTCCAGTAACAGCATTTGCCTGATGTGAATCTGCCCAAACCGAACACACATGAGAAGCCGCCATTGCTGCACTTGCTTCAACTAAACCATAAAGACCGGCAACAAATCCAGCACCAGCAACAGTCCCATCAGCTCTTGCCTGTCCGTAGGTTCCAATTAAAGACCCACCAGTAACAGTGCATGCGGCATCAACCACAGCAACTCCTTGAATACCCCTCAGTGAAGCTGTACCTGTTGCAGCAATATGAGCCTCGTGATCAACGCTACTTACTAAACCAGAAGTGTTGCCTATATTGTGGCGCACCTGAACGGCATAGCTATTTGTGCCACCACCTGTCGGCCTGTAATCAAACTTAGTATAACCTGTCAATTTGTTATACCCTGTTTTTAAGACATTTCCGATAACTACAGTTGCACTAGAAAACGCTAAAGCAATTTGCTCTAACACCCAACTTTTTTTTGTTAATTCCATAATATACGTTTTAAATGTTAAGTATGTTGTTCAATAATTTTAACTCCTTCACTTTCCAATTGTTGACTTTGTTGGAATCGTTGCTTAATATTCAACAATTCACTTGCTAATGCTTTTGCTGTCAATTCAAATAATTGATCAGGCCATGTATTAACCGCATCAGGGATATTATCAAAAGCCACATATTGAAATAAAGAAACCGTGGCCGTATCTCCTTTATGAATGGAAAAACATTCTATTCTTGCTCCCGATCCCGTAGCATGGTTACTAATTGCAATTACAGGGTTTTGCTTTCCTCCTCTTGAAAACGGATTATTTTGAGCTGAATACTCTTTACCATCAATCAAGATATAAGAGGTAACAGGGTTTGACCATACAGATAAACGCATTGCAACAAGTTCCCAAAAATCATCAGGAGCCACATAAGCGACTTTCTGCTTTATCCAATCCGTCTGAACTTCTCCTCCCGATAATGTTTCCTCAACCAATGTCTCTGTTTTTGCCAAATATCGTTTTTGTTCGTAAGGCAAACTTTTAATTAAGTTCCGGCACACCTCGGGTAATATATCGGCAGCAATATCGTCCGACATGTCGGAGACTACTTTTTCGTTAATCATTTCAAATTAGATTAAACCAATTAAGCGTCAGCTTTCCAGTAAGGATCAGAATCGACAACCCCTGTGTGAGCCATTGTTGAGGCTACTGTCGGAACAGCAATTTTAGTCAGAGAGGCGGCACCGTTTGAGATAAATAAATCACCCTTTGCAGCACCTTTAATAAGTGTCAATAATGCAGCATCAGCATCGGAATAAGCGTTGGTGTCGTCATTACTTTCGTATGCCGTTTTAATTTCGGCAGCAGTCTGATCGGCAGTGGCACCTGTTTCGATACCGTCAAGTTTAGTTTTGTCGGCAGCATCAATTGTTGATAAATCGGCCAACTGTTCGTTTACGTACTTTTTTGTTGCTAAATTCATAACTTTAATTTTTATGTGTGTTGTTCAATAATTTTAACTCCTTCGCTTTCCAGTTGTTGACTTTGTTGGAATCGTTGCTTAATATTCAACAATTCACTTGCCAATGCTTTTGCTGTCAATTCAAATAATTGATCAGGCCATGTATTAACCGTGTCTGGGACATTATCAAAAGCCACATATTGAAACAATGAAACCGTCGCCGTATCCCCTTTGTGAATTGAAAAGCACTCAATCCTTGCTCCTGATCCTGTTGCGTGATTTGAAATCGCAATAACTGGATTTTGTTTTCCCCCTCTCGAAAATGGATTATTCTGGGCTGAATACTCTTTACCATCGATCAAAATATATGAGGTTACAGGGTTTGACCAAACAGACAAGCGTATTGCGAC